CGATGTTGTCGTAATCTTCCTTGTTCATAACGTCTTGAGCTTGCAAACCCAGACCGTGATACCCAAACGAATGGCTCGTCCGCATGTTTGGAAAATGTTTCGGCTCCAATCTAAACTCCGCGCAGGCGCGTGTCACCATCTCCTCGATAGCCTTGCGGGTAAAAGATATCACCCCAATCCGTGAAGGGTGCACCCCATCTTCCAACGCTCGTTTAATCTGCTGGATCAGGAAGTATGTCTTGCCTGTGCCGGGGGGACCAAGGATCAACTCCGCTTTAGGTATCATAGTCTTTTCCCCGTGGCCTGCTGTTGACCCAATCCTCAATCTCCGCCAACACCCAGCGCGATGCCGAGCGTCGGTTGTCATCGGACCCAAGGACAATGGGCTTTGGGAAGTCTTCTGTCATTTGCGCCAGCTTGTAGACGTAGGACCGCGATACTCCCAGTAGATCGGCAACCTCTCCTACCCGAAGCAGTCTGTTAGAATGGGATGTCATTGTTAATCTCCTGTACGGGCAACTCTACCTCGTCATCTTCAAACGCAGGAACCCACCAGCATCGAACCGTGGTTCTCTTCCCGCTCTTTCTTGTAATGTGTTGGGATCCATTATCCCCACCCAAGTCTCGTATCATCTGAATGATTTGCGCTCGGGTCTGAGCCACAAACCTGCGATGGTGCAGATACTCCAGCAAACCTTCCAGCTTAAACTTGGTTACCCCGTCATCAGTCCACGGCTTACCCATGTCTATCTCCTCTGGTGCCATCGCCCGAATGTGGCTTGTGCAATACGAAAACAAATGCTCTTTGAACTGACCAGCTATTGTCTCTTCATACGGCACGTCGATGTATGTCGCTTGGCTCATCGCACCATTGACCACCTTCCGCCACTTGTCAGGCTTGGTAGTTGGGGGCATGAAGTTGCATTGCTCCATGCAAGCACGTTGCCAAAGCGTCTGGTTCTGTAGCTGTTCCGTGCTTAACTGAATGCGAAACCCATTCACGTCCATGAAGTATAGCCTCGGTTCCGACAGCATAATTGTCAAGCCGCCTACCTGTGGAGCATCGGGCGCATCGTCGCTGATCCCATGCTTTGCCAACACGCAGAGAGATGGATCACAGTACGACTTGAACGGTTCATCCTTACAAGTATATCCCCAATCTTTTTTCTCGTGTTGCTTGATCACCGTCATAACTTCTGTCGATGGCAGCGGTGGAGAAAACAACGTCCGGTTATATTCCTCCAATGAATTTTGCCACGCGTCTGGAAACTTTTTCTTGCAGTACACTCCGATAAAAAACAGCAGCTTGTTGCGCGGCTCACTCTGTGGTCCGTCCGAGAAAATGTTTCGGATGCATGGTGGTCCGTCCGAGAAATGTTTACGCACCTGTGTGGTGGATCTTATAGCCTCCAGATCAGACAACTCGACACGGTTCTTGTCGATGGCTGCAAGGAACTCATCTAGTTCCATGGCCTCGCCACTCTTGTCATAGCAAAAACGCTGGGGCATTTCGGCGTTGAAGTAGGGCATGTTGATAAAGTTACCCACGTCACCTCTCTCAACGATGATCGTGTCTTGCTTTGGGAATATCTCCACACCACTGTGACCCAACATGATCGCCATCTCGGTCAGGTATTCTCGGACCACCGCCGCTTGCTCCCACTCTTTCAGGAACAAATAGAGGTGTGCCCCACCAGACTTAGACCGACACTGCAATAAAGGCAGACCCAACTTCTGGATCTTGTCTTGCAACTCTTTCTGGTTCAGATCGTAGACATCGACATCGATGGCACCGAACTTACATTGGTTTTCCTCGTTGATTGGTATGGCACCCACACCATGCTTACCGTCGATATGAGACTGCACTAGCTTCTCGGTCAACGGCTCGCGTATAATTTTACTTTGACTTTCTGCCTTGCCCTTTCGACTTGTCCGTCCGACAGTCGTAGTGCCATGAGCATTCTTAGCCCCGACAAACGCGGCAAGCAGCTTCTTTGATTTTGACATTTACTGCTCCCAAGTGAAGGTGGGAGGCGGATACCCGTCCGCCCCCCGAGGCTGCTAGAAGGGGATTTCATCATCCTTCAATGGAGGAGTGGGAGTGGAAGCCCCTTCCTCCGGTGCAGCTTTCACTTCACCCGCAGCGATACTATCGCGGAAGGCTTTGGCTTCGAGCAAAAGGTCACGGTCTTGGACCAGACCAACCTTGTCTACTTTGTAGTTGAACCATGAACCTCGGTCATTGCTGTCCTGAACCGTGGTCAGTTTCCACTGAGTTGCGAACAGCGGAGGCAAGATCATCTGCCCAGTCTTCGGGTGCTTGATCTTTTGCATGGCAATCTTGGTCTTCCATTGACGGCTGACCTTTAGCTGAGTTGACTTCATGTCAACGACAACAGGTTGTGTGATACCATCCTCGCCCACAATCAAACAGAAGTGCTGATCTGATTTGACCAACTCGTTTCCGTTAGGCAAGATTTCTTTGGACCCATCACGCTTGGTTTGTTGTAGCACAGGATCACTGATGGATATCTCACCTTGGTATCCGCCGCCTTGTTCTCTCGGAACGAACTCCAGATACTTGGTGGTCTGATAACAAGGCAGGATGTTGACACCCTCTTCCCCAACAAAGAGTTCCATAGTGACGTTGTTAAACATGTCACCCTCTTCAGACCCCTCGATGTACTCAGCTTCACGCTTCTTGAGTTGCGGGGACATGGCCTGCAAGATACGAACAAACGGTATCTGCATCTCGCTGCTGTCGAAGGTCGCGCCCTCGCCAGCAAATCCCATGATGTCATCCATGACATCTGTGCTTAACTCTGCATTTTTCTTTTTAGCTACGGCACCCATATTACTTCCTCCGGATCTGTGCAGTATTTGCAATGAACGCCCCGAACAGGTCGAGGTCGATTGGTTTACCATCCGTCACGCGCTCTTTAATAAACGCTTTAAGTGTGGATGGGTGGACGTGGGTCTTGGTCTTCGGGTCGAAGCCTCGCTCTTGTAACAGGCCCACTACATCCCCCGCTACGTTGTCTTCACCCTTGCCAAACGACACCGTGATATCGTTCTTTATTATATCGTCCAGCCCGTTGTCGCGCAGCCACTCGAACGCAGCATCTTTATTCGCAACGGGTATTGAAGCAGACACAATCATCTTACGCTCGACGACTGAACCATCGACATCAAGACGCTCGACCCCCATCTCGTCCATCAAAGACGGGATGTTCTCCACCGAGAGTTTGTGTTTCTCCTGCTTTAAACTTTTAATATATTCTTCCGCTTCATTAATCTTTGCTTCAACTTCGCGGAGTGATCGAACCAGTTGACTAAGTTGTTTTCCGGTTCCAGTATCGACAGAGGACAGGGCCTCGTCTTCGTCATACAAGTCTTCAAATATGTCACTCATAAGTTTTTCCTCTTCAGGGTTGATTTATCCGGTAGCCTCGTGCTATCCGTACCGTAGACAATAGTGGAGGTATATGATGGTTGTCAACTACAAATATAAACTGCCACCTTTTAATCATCAGGCCGAGGCGCTTGACACAGGGTGGGATCGCATCGAGTTCGGCTTGTTCATGGAGATGGGAACAGGCAAGTCAAAAGTTTTGATCGACAACATGGGTATGCTGTACCTGTCTGGCCTGATCGACTTCGCCTTGGTCATCGCACCAAAGGGTGTGTACCGCAACTGGGTTGCCAAAGAAATACCCGAGCACATGTCCGATGATGTACCGCACCGTGTCATACGGTGGGTCGCAACTCCAAACAAAAAACAACAGGCCGAGATGCGCTCAATCAAAGACAAGTTCGACGGCCTGACAATCTTTGTTATGAACGTCGAGGCTTTCTCCTCGGTCAAAGGTAAATCGGCTGGGGAATGGATGGGTCGTGCGCTAGGCTCTAATGGTCTGATTGCTATTGATGAGTCAACCACGATCAAGAATCATAAGGCCAAGCGCACCAAGAACCTGACGAAAATTGCCGACAACTTCAAGTACAAAAGACTGTTGACAGGCTCTCCCATAACAAAAAGTCCCATGGATATTTATTCGCAGTGCGAGTTCCTACGATCTGGGTTGTTGGGGTTCGAAAGTTACTACGCATTCCAAGGTCGGTACGCAGTAATGCAACGCCGCACCATGGGATCCCACTCGTTCCAGCAGTTGCTGGGCTTCAAGAACCTAGACGAACTGACCAATAGCATCGACACGTTTTCTTTTCGGGTGCTCAAAAAAGACTGCCTCGATCTGCCCGAGAAAATATACACCGCTCGCTACGTCACGCTGACCGACGAACAGATCAAGATGTACAACCAAATCAAGCAGCAGGCACTGATCCTGCTCGACAATGGTGATCTAGTCTCGGCCCCCGCTGTAATTACCCAGCTACTCAGGTTGCAACAGATCATGTCTGGACATCTCAAGACAGATGACGGTGACATCCTGACGTTTAAGTCTTCGCGTATGGATGCGCTGGAAGAGATCATCGAAGAGCATGACGGCAAAGCAATTGTCTGGTCTCGCTTTCGACACGACATCAAAGAGATCACCAATATGCTTAACAAAAAGTTCGGGGAAGGCAGTGCCGCTGCATACTTTGGCGATACGTCCGACGATGAACGACAAAGAATCGTCCAGCACTTTCAAGATCCAAACCACCCCCTGAAATATTTCGTAGGCAACCCAGCCACCGCAGGCTACGGCCTCACGTTGACCGAAGCAAACCTCGTGGTATACTATGCCAATGATTTTAATCTGGAAACACGCATCCAATCAGAGGATCGTGCACATCGGATCGGACAAAAGAACAACGTGACATACATCGATCTGATCTCCGAGGGCACAATCGATGAGCGCATCGTCAAAGCATTACGGTCAAAGATCGACATCGGTGCTTTGGTGCTAGGAGAAGAGGCTAAACAATGGCTAAACCTAAATCCCACGAGGAAGTAATCGAAGCCATATGCGATTACAAAAAAGGCTGGACCAATCTGAACAGCGCAACGAGAGAGCTTAACGAATTGACTGGGCTCTCTCCCGACATCGCCGCCGCCTTCCTCAAAGATATGAAACGCCACAACGTCACGCAGATCCGAGGGTACTCTAAAGAAAAAGATTATCAAATCGCTGGCAAAAAAGGTAAGTTCAACGAGGCAAAAAAATAACCCCGCCAAAGCGGGGCTAGTTTATGAGGTCAGTAGGCCACAGGCGTGGGGCCTATCGAGCAGTGGTATTACCATACTACGCAGGTTCCATTTCTGCAATAGCTTTCCTAATTAAAACAGACAGTTGTCGGGCCATGGACCTCTGTTCCGACTCCGCCAGCTTGCGCAGCAAGTCGTGGTCCTCTTTGATCAAGCCAACGTTCTGAAATTGCTGCTTGTCTTTCTCTTTCATCTTCTTTCGTGCCATAGCTTGTCCCCAATTTGTTGTTTGCTTTTACACTACTATAGCACAACATGCAACCTAATCGTCCCGAGCGTCTTTCCGAGCCTCTCGGTCCATGGCATGAAGGTATCCAGCAGGAACCTTGCGCGTAATCCGAATGCAGCGCCACGGTATCTCGTCCCGCTTGTCAGAATAGTTCGGGATACAGTGCGCCGTTACCTCGTCGCCAACCTCAATGTCCATGGCATCGACGATCCGCTTGTTAAAGAACACGCCGTCACCCTCCTCGTTCGATCCAAACGCACTGTCTGTGTACGTCAGTTCCTCAATCAAAACTTCCATTTGTTCTGAATGAAACTTCTTCTTCGTTTCAAAAATTTGGCTCATAAATTATTCCTTTCTCTTCTTGTTTCTTTAGATAGTTAAGCTCGTTGATAAGGCTCTCGATCCTCGGATCTCGGTGATCCTCCCATTCGATATCGTCAATCTCACGCGACAATTCCTTAATCCTTGTCGGTATGCACGTCACTCTTGGATCCATTTTTCTTCCTCGGCAATTTATATTTTGATTTGATCTGGGACAAAGCCTGCATAGTCATGTCCATAATGAAAGTAGCATCCTTCAAGGTCATACCTTTGGTCAACAACTTGTCGAGCTTCTCCGCGTCCTTGGTCAACTTCAAAGGACGACCGCCCATCTTTCCATTGACTTGAGACATATTACCCGTAGGAGCATTGGGCTCTTTGCTTCCATTAAAACGAGGGTTGTCCACTTTATCTTGTTTGTTTTGGGCCAACCAATACTCCCTGTAAAGAGACTCATATTCTTTTCGGTGTGGTATCTTCAATTTCATATCTGCTTCCCCGCTGCCCGAAGGTTCTTGACATAAGTATCCAACTCATCACGCGCAGCGAACAACTCACGCTGCACGTTGGGACGCGCATCACGGCGATACCGCTCATCCTGCAACGCATCAACCTGCTGCTTGAGCCACCGCAGTTGAGACTGCTGAAACATGCTTAACTCTGCATCACCCATTGTTATACTCCACAAGTTTATAGATCAGTTGGGTCACACATTCGAAGTCTTCAACCGTACCCCAGTTTACTTCCATGTCAGTGTATCCAAAGTCTTCGTCCTCGAACCGCATCTTAATTACAGCGTCCAACAACGTCTCCGCTGGCATCGTAAATGGAACCGCGCCACACTCGTTCTCGTACCAACCATTAAGAGATCTCATCTTCGGGCCTCCAACGTTTGTCACTACAGTTGTACTCACCCTCAAACAAACCACCTTCGTCACGGTAATCCGCCGCCACAACACAATCCAACTCATTAACCAAACGATCCCACACAGGGACAGGGGGGGACCACGCAGTCCAACACTTGAACTCCAAAATTAATGACTCAACGTCACTGTGTACACATCGAACGTTATCAACCTCACACAAATCCCACTTGGTTCCCCAGTTTTTTACACGCCAGTCATACCACGCAGGCACGTCACCTAAGTGATCGTTATACACCTCCAATGGCATCGGCTTAACCATCGAACAAAAGTTGGACAGGTCAAAACTTAACGCACGAACCAACGGCTCTGGACCAATGATAGACACATTCTGATAACAATGATTAGGCATGACCCGACACCGCCTCCTCTAACTCGCGCAAATATCCCAGTTGATACGGGCTGTCCGCTGGATCCTCCTCAAAAGATTTTAACGCCTTGAGAATATCAAAGCCTTCAACCAACATATCATCACACGCCGAAGCACGACCCGCCTGATACTGTTTGAAATTATATAAGTCTGATTGCATAACTATTTAGCTCCTTGGTTACTTGTTGAATACATGCAAGTTATAGAGTGTCGGTGCTGTTGTCAAGATCCTCGGCTCTCGGACCTGAGTTACACTATAGCGCAATCTCCAGAGATTTTTTGTTTTTTATTTTTTTTCATCCGAATTTACCGTATCCACCGTATCCAAGTGTACCACCCCCTTATTTATATGCCTCGTACAGCCCAAGGCTGGATACAATCGGTTACGTTTGGATACGTTTCTCTGGGAAAAACTCCCTATATAGGAAAGTTGTCAAACACACCCGCTTGGTATAAATTGTTGGCAAGGCACAACGAGGAAGACATGAACGCAGTAGAAAAAAGCAATGGCAGACAGCTAACAAACCGCCAGAAAACTTTTGCTAGGCATATTGTAGAGGGCATTTACTCCAACGCTGAATGTGCAAGGAAAGCAGGATACTCCCACGATGTAGCCTCTAAGCAAGCGTCAGTGTTGTTGAATGGTCGAGACTACCCGCACGTTTTGGAATACGTGCAGGAACTTCGAACCGAACGAGAACGCCGTTATGGTGTGACCACTATCGGGCAACTCGAACGGCTGCATCAACTGTCTCTTGGCGCAGAGGACGCGGGTCAATTCTCCGCAGCCATCAACGCAGAGAAAATACGCTCCGCCTTGGGTGGCCTGACTGTCGATAGGCGAGAACAAATCAACTCCATAGATCAGATGTCAAGGGATGAGATCACGGCACGTTTGGCAGCGTTGCAGAAGCAGTATCCTCAAGCCTTTGTGATCGATGGTACAGCAAAGGATATCACACCAGATGAGCAAGGGACCAGAGGCGAACTTCTGGCAATCGATCAGGACGAACCTGCCCAAGAATTGCTTCGCGACGAGGATTGAGAACAAGCACGGGGGCGGTGTGCCTGATGTACACCTAGTGTGGGACGGCTTGCCCTTCTGGCTGGAACTCAAGGTAAGCAAAGGTACGCGGGTAAATATCTCTGCCCATCAAATCGCGTGGCATATGGCATATTACGCTCGCGGAGGGTCGAGTTTCTTCTTGGTAAAGAGGGCCAAGGAGCGTGATATAGTTTTATTTGGGGGAGATCAGGGGCCCGAGGTGCTGGAAAAAGGGTGCTCTGCGCCCTGCGTCCTGCGGACCTGCGGCCCTGCGTCTTTGTTCGAGGGCCTGCGCCCTATTTTAGAGGCGCGTGGGCCTGCGGCCCTGCGCCCTCGCATATAATACTATGCGCTAGGGCGGAAGAAAAGAGGGCCGAGGCCCTCTGGTCTAGTGTTCTACTATCGCAATTGATTTTGCTAGGCTGGATCCCTTGCAAAGTTTGCAGGCGGTGCATTGTGCGCGGCGTCCTGCCTCTTTTGATGCAGGGCAAAGGGCCTCGTTCGCCTTGTCTAGGTCGCCTAGATCCGCGATCACTCGGAAAGTGCGGTGTCCATTTTTCCAATGCGCGATTGCTTGCGCGTAATCGTCCGCGGATTGCATGGCAATGTCGGGACGCCATCCGCTTTGATGTGAATATGCGGTCCAAGTATCCGCTTCACTCAGCAGTTCGTCCCAAACCCGGGACGGGACCGCGCCCGGGTCGCCGTATGTACCCACGCGCACGAACCGTCCCCGGCCCATGGTGGCGGCGTCCCCGGGCTGGTATACGCCGCGCTGGAATGCTTTCCAAACGATTAGGACGCCTTGCCCTAAGTTAACATAACAGCGGCGACCCTTGGCTTGCTTGCGTTGCGGGTCCGTTGTTACTTCGCCGCGCATGGTACAGTCGCCGCAAATAGAAAAATCCGCGCCCGTTTTGCTTGCCTCGAGCGGGTTTGTGTCGCGGCACAAGATATAAGTTTGCACAACATGCCCGGTTTTGGTGTTGCGGTTTGAATAGGTCGCGATAACAACAATTGGTTGACCATCCAAGAGGCTAGGCCCGTTGTAGATGATTGCGCTTTTCATGGTTCAGTTTCCTTTCTAATTGAACGTTGTCAGAATAACAGATTGTGCGCTGATTACAAGTTTTATTTCATGTAGCCTGCGGGCCTGCGCCCTGCGCCCTGCGGGCCTGCGGCCCGGTGTTATGCTTTTATGAAAGCATAAGGGGGCCGAAGCCCCCAGCTTAGTCGCCCCAATCTTTGAAGAAATCTTGTTCTTCGTAGGCGGATAAGTATTCTTCGATCTGGGTGCGGGTCATCTTGTCCCGCTCGATCCGCGTCCCGTTGTATGTTCCATCGGGCCAGTAGTGGGGATCTATCTGCCTGCCGTAGTAGGCGTCGGCCCCGCCGCGATCTGCTGGTGATCCATGTGTCATATAAAAATCGGGGGGACATTGTCCCCCCGCCTCCGATTAATCCCGTTGCACCATGCGCTCGAACTCACGACGCGCGTCATCCGCAGCTTCGCGGCGTAGGTTTTTCAGCTTGCCGATCAAGTCCCGAGCGCGATAAGATCCGCTTTCTTCAAGGTCCAAATCATTTAGGCTATCGATCATGGTGTTGATTTCGCCAAGGTCGATCTCGACCAAAACTGTGAGCGTGTGCTCTTGAACGTAAGATTTTCTCATTATCTCTTTCCTTATTGAGATAGGCGGGATTGCCTATGCCACCATACTCGCATATAGCAACCAAGCAGTCAACAAGTTTTATTTCAAAGTGACGCTACGTCACTTTCGTCCTGCGGCTTGACAAATTTTCCCGAGCGAAGCGAGGGCCTGCGCCCTGCGCCCTGCGCCCTGCGCCAATGGGCCCGAGCGCTTTCGCACCCGGGCCCATCATTCTCAACAAAGGAAAGTGCCCGATATCCCTCGGGCGGGGGGTTCGTTATCCTATGACGGGTGCGCCGTACTCATCCATCCATGCGGGGTCGGCGTCGATCAGCGCACCGTTGCGCGTGACTTCGCTGGCATATGTATCGCCCATCTCATATGACCCATCGGGCATGTGGGGTGACGTTGCCGCAACAAACCACCGTGCATAGGGGTCGCTGCGTTCGGCGGTTGAGTGCTTGTAAGTCTTCAAGACTTTCCATGTCCAGCCATAGGGGCTAACGTATGTAGCGTATGGCTGCTCTGACTTGCGAGTTTTTCCGAATGATGTTCTAGGCATTTACTTTTCCTTTCTGAAACGTGCGTCAGTGCACGGGATGCCAGCCCCGATGGGGCTGGACACCGATGCACTAACAGTGATCAATGCTGACGCTTACGTTGTAATTTATGTAGTCCCCGATCAATTCGTTGACTTTCTCTGAGAACTCATCGGATTCATAATTGAGTTGCTCTGGACCATTGGCGTGGTTTTCTATCTCCGCCTTGACCTTTTCTTCGATCAACTGCCAAACCAAGTTGCGCAGTGTGTGTTCAAAGTTTTCCATCTCTTTTCCTTTCTAGTTGAGATACCCCCTTGTACACCATGCACAAGGGGAATACAAGTTTTATTTACGCAGCAGGGTGTTGGCTTGCTCGCGTAGCCGCTTGTCAATGCTGGTTTTGAACCGAGCGTTTGTCATCTGGCTGGCGTTAGTATGCAGCCCGATGTGAGACTGAACATCATCGGGGGTGATGAACCGTGGTTTGTGGTCATACAATAACCACGCCCCGTGAATGGTCTCGATCATATGGCAGCGGGTGTAAAACTCGCGCCAGTCTTTCTCAGTAATGCTATTCATAGCAACTGACATGGTGCCCCAGATTAGAGCGTTGGTGATGGGCCAGATAGCGTCATCGTTGTAGTCCGCTTTCACGTCTTCAAGGTTCCAGTGTAAAGCCATGTTCTTTCCTTTCTAGTTGAGTGGTGGGGGCCGCAGCCCCCTGTTGAGTTATACCGCGACGAATTTTTTGACGCGAGTTTGCTTGGCATATTTGTGCCAAACGCTGGGGCGGTTTTCTTTCCACCATGCCAGTGACGGGGCGCTCATCCGCACAGTGTATTCCCACCGCGCATAACCGAACGCTACGCTATCGGCGCGAAGCTCATCACGCTCTTTTGTAAGCGATTTGATTTGGGCTTCGATCTCCGCGATCCGACCAAGTTGTGTTGCTTTGGCTGTCATGTTCTTTCCTTTCTAGTTGAACACTGGCCCCTCCCAGTGACGGGCCATAACATAGTTATGGGGCCTGCATCTGAGAATGTCAACAGGTAAAATACAATTAATTACAAGTTGACCACAATAAAATGGCTAGCTGCTGACCGCTGCACCGCAGCATTGCTGGGGGTTACTGCGCCGCAGCGCGGCGTGGCGCGGCCCCGCGCCCCGACCC